CTCGTGGGCTCGGAGATGTGTATAAGAGACAGGAACAGCACCCTGTAATGTCCGGATACGGACATGGTCGGTATCAGTGCCTCTTCCAGCCACTTCCATTTGGCCTTGATGCGTTCCGGGTTGCGGCATTCCTCGTCGGTGTCTATGTCATCGATCAGGATGCAGTCCGGGCGGAAGTTCTTGTTACGTGTACCACGGGGCGACTGCCCGGCCCCGATTGCACGGAAGGAACATCCCGACTGGCAGGTAAATTCCCCTGTTTCCCACGCGCCCGGCTTTTTCTGCGTTCCGTAGTCCTGTATGATACGTTGGTTTTCCTCCATGTTGGCCATGAAGGGCAGGAGCAGACGCTGGGCGTTGTCCTGCGAGTTGGAGATGAGCAGCACGTTGCGCACCCGGCGGGTCAGCGCCAGTTTGATGATCTCCATCATGGCGCGTGCGGACTTGGCCAGCTCTCGTGACCAGGCCCTGACCTCGTACCATCTTTCATGCGCCATTATGCGCCGTGTCGCCTTTTTGTGGAAGTCGGCGGGATTGCAGGTGTAATACTGCGCGAAGTAGTAGCGGAACCATGCCTCGTCGTCCGCCTCCAGCCGTTTTTTTCTGGTCTCGATCTCGGCGGTGGAATCCGCCGGGTTGATGTCCGAACTTTCCCGGATGGAAGCGACCAGTTCGTTCCATCCTTCCAATGCCATCCGGTCCTGTGGTGTAAGCCTTTTCTTTGCCATGTCCTATGCGAGTTTTGATTTGACAAAAGCGTCCAGCAGCGGGCAGACCTGTTTGGCCTGCTCCGCGTCGTAGGTACGCAACCATTTGAGCAGGTCGGCGAACACGGACGTGATATCCGCCAGTCCGACCTCCGTTTCCATCTTCTTGATGGCGTTCGCCAGCTTGGAGATGGTATCCGCCTCCGCAGCGTTGGGAAACCGCTGTCCCTGTTCCCGCTGGGCGATCTTGCCGTTGAGCTCGGCCAGTTGTCGGTACAGGTTCTTTAGTTGTTCCTCCTTGGTGATCGTGACCGATACCTTCAGGTGTTCCCAGTTTTCTGCGTTGATCCATTTGTTCACGGTGACGCGCGATACCCCCACCCGCTCGGCGATTTCCGCCTGCGTGAGGTTTTCCTTTACAAAGAGCAGTTTCGCCCATTCCTTGCGCTGTCCGGTAGTCATTTTATCCGCCATAGTGTCTTTTTTTCAGACAAAGGTGGCTAAAAAACGACGTTCGGGAAAAAACTTGCCGCATGATACAACTTTATAGCGTAATGATAACATTATAAGCCGTGTATGATAAAAAACCGATTTGCCTGATCCCCTAAATACCATCATTTTTGCACCGTAAACACGGCGGGAACCCGCCCTAAGCGATATAGAGAAATGAACCATTTTTTTAATATGATACCCGGTGAGGACGCCTGCTGCATCCTTTTGTACGGTGACATCGGCGAATACAGCGATGTCACGGCGGCTGCCATAGTTCGCGAGCTCGTGGAGGCGGAGGCATCGGGAAAAAGGATCGATGTCAGGATAAACAGCAACGGTGGCGATGTCTATACAGGTATTGCCATCTTCAACGCCCTGCGCGGCAGCAAGGCGGATATCCATATTTATGTGGACGGCATCGCCGCCAGCATGGCCAGCGTGATCGCCCTGTGCGGAAAGCCCGTCGAGATGAGCAAGTACGCGAGACTGATGCTGCACAGCGTTTCGGGAGGTTGTTACGGCAACAAGACGGAGCTCAGGCGCTGCTTGGAAGAGGTGGAAGCGTTGGAAAACACCCTCTGCGAGATGTATGCCCCGAAACTGGGCATCAGCGTGGAGGAAATCCGGGCGCGTTACTTTGACGATGCCGACCACTGGCTGAAGGCGGACGAGGCCCTCGCGCTGGGTTTTATCGACGGGGTTTATGATGCCGACCCCGTACCGGAGGATAGTACGCCCGAACAGGTTTACCGCATATTCAACAACCGGCTTGAACAGCCATTAAACGATACCCAAATGAATTTAGAAGAAGTAAAGAAACGTCCGCGCTTCAAGGATTGCGCGACGGACTCGGACGTGTTCCGCGTGATGGACGCGCTCGAGGAGGAGGCGGGAAAGGTTCCCGGCCTGACAGCCGAGGTGGACAGGTTGAAAAAAGAGAACAAGGTTTTTACGGACAAGGCCAAGGAGGAGGACGAGGCGGCAAGGAAAAAATTGCTGGACGATGCCGAGGCCGACGGCCGTATCGACGCGACCACGCGTCCGGTGTACGAGAACCTGCTTAGCTCTGACCGCGAGAACGGGGAGAAAGCCCTTCGGAGCCTGAAACCGAAAAAGAGAGTGACCACCGACCTGCGCGTGGAAGTGGGAGGCGAAAGCCCGTGGGACAAGCGCATGTCGGAAATCAAGAACAAACTAAACCGATAAACAATGGCAATAGTAGTAAAGAACACCAATTACAACGGCGAGGTACTGGAGCAGATCCTGACGCTTGCCGCCACGGGGAACGAGATCGTCGAGAAGGGGCTGATCATGGTCATTCCCGGCGTGGAGAAAAAAATCAGCCTGCCGCGCCTTAAAAGCGGCAAGATGTTGCAGAAACGTAAGGAACACCCGGACATCGAGGATTCCAAGGGGAATTTCAACTATTCGGAGAAATCCCTTGACCCGGTGGACTTCATGGCCTTTACCGTGTTCAATCCCCGCGCCTTCGAGCAGATTTGGCGCAAGTGGCAGCCCAAGGGCAACCTCGTGTTCGCCGAACTGCCCCCTGAAGGACAGAACGCCCTGCTGGCCGAGCTGACCAAGCAGGTGAAGTTCGAGCTGGGCGACCATTTTATCAACGGCACGTACGGGGATGACGACGACCATCTGATGAACGGTATCCTGACACAGATGACGAAAGATACCGAGCTTATCATCGTATCGGGTAAGCCGACGACCATGCTGGACAAATTGAAGGCCGTGCGTAAGGCTATCCCCGTGGCCATCCGCAACAATCCGAACCTGCGCATTATCATGAGCGTTAACGATTTCGACAAGTACGACGATGAGTTGACCGAACGGGAGGCCAAGAACGCCAGCGAGACGGACGTGAACAGCAAGCGTTACAAGGGCATCACCATCGAGACGCTCTCCGCATGGCCGGACGATCTGATCGTGACCACCCTCTGCTCGATGGGCGCGGACGGCAATTTCTTCGCCGCTGTCAACTTGCAGGATGACGAGGACGTGATCCAGATCGACAAGGTGTCCAATGCCAGTGAGCTGTATTTTTTCAAATTGCTGATGAAGGCGGACACGAACATCGCTTTCGGCGAGGAGGCTGTCGTACTGGATACCCGTACCAACCCCGTGTTCAAGGCTGCGGAGAAAACCATTTCCGTAGAACCGGCCACCCTCACGTTTGAGAGTGCCGGCGGCACGCAGAAGGTTGCGGTGACGGCTTCCGGTGAATGGAGAGCAAGTGCGGCTCCGGCGGGCTTCAAAACAATGGAAACGGACGAGGGCCTGACCGTTACGGCTGATCCGAACACGACCGGTAACGACAAGACCGGTACGATCACCGTCACCCTTGATGCCGACCGCAGTAAGACGGCCGAAATCACTTTGACCGCCAAAAAACAAGGAGAAGAGGGGTGATGGCAAAGTTGAAATATCTTGTAATCCATTGCACGGCCACGGCGGAAAGCCGTGAGGTGTCATCGGCGGACATCCGCCGTTGGCACACCGCCCCGGTAAGCGAGGGCGGCCGTGGCTGGAAACAGGTGGGTTACACCGACCTGTTTCACCTCAATGGCGGCGTGGAGCGTTTGGTGGATAACAACGAGGACGCAAATGTCGACCCGTGGGAAGTCACCAACGGTGCGGCGGGTTACAACTCCGTTTCCCGGCATATCGTGTATGCCGGAGGATGTGCCGCTGACGGCAAGACTCCGAAGGACACACGTACGGCCTGCCAGAAGAAAGCATTGGAGAAGTATGTGAAGGACTTCCACCGCCGCTTTCCGGACGTTCGGATTGTAGGACATAGTGAGCTTGCGGCGAAAGCCTGCCCGAGCTTTGACGTGCAGAAATGGCTTAAAGAGATCGGTATTAACCAATAAAAAAGAAGAAAGAAATGAAACGTATTATGCTGTTTTTGATGCTGATGCTTGGAACGGTGTCGGCAGTAATGGCCCAAGGGACCGATGTTTCGGTTACAGATTATGACGCGATGATTGGCACGTTTGCCGGTTTTGCGGCCGGTGTGGTAGTATTGACGGAAGGACTGAAAGGCTTGTTTCCGGATATGAAAGGTTGGGTAACCCAATTGGCCAGCTGGTGCGTCGGTATTGCGGGCGCCATGTTGCTGTGGTGGCTGGATGCCGGATTCGTGTCGGATGTCCAGTGGTATATAGCCCTGCTTTACGGTTTCGGTGCGTCCCTTGTCGCGAACGGGATTGCGGACACGGGACTGGTGCAATGGCTTATCGGCCTTATAGTCAAGAAATCGGAAAGCAAGGCATAAACAGGTATCAGAGATGGAGCTTAGTGAAATACTCAACCTGGTACTGGGCGGCGGTTTATTGGCGGCTGTCATCGGGCTTCTCACGCTGAAGGCTACGGTCCGCAAGGCGAATGCCGAGGCGGAGAAGGCGAGGGCCGAGGCCGAGACGGTCCGGATTGACAACACTGAGCAAGCCACCCGGATATTGATAGATAATATTGTTGAACCGTTAAAGAAGGAATTGAATGAGACCCGGGAAGAACTGCGTGCGACCAAGAAGGAGTTTTGCTCAACCAAACGCGAGATGGCCCGTCTTCGCAAGGCTATCGGTGATGCCGGCAATTGCAAGCATTCTGGTGATTGTCCTGTGCTTTTCCGGTTGCGCGAGCACCCGAAAGACGGTGAAGGAGACCTCCCGGACGGAGGCGAATCGGATGGCGGTGGACAGTATGGCCAAAGAAGTCCTCCTTGTACGGACGGAGGCGGTCCCGAAGTCGGAGGTACGGCTGGCGATACCGGCTGACAGTTTGATGAAGCTGCCCCCCGAAGCATCGTATAGCGGAAAGAGCGGGCAGGCGAACGTGTCGGTAAGCCGCGACGGAAACGTGATCGCCGTGCACGCGAGCTGCGACAGTTTGCAAATCCTGGTCGAGTATTATGCGGGCAGGTCCGAGACGTACAGGGAAGCCTATGAAGAAATGGCGGATTTGTACGAAGCGGAGGTAAAACGGCGTTCGAACCCCGTTAAAATCTTCTTCTACGGTTTCGGGACTGGAATACTGATATGCGTTTTAGCGGTAATATTAATTCAAAAACAAAAGAAAGATGGCGGATAAGAATTTCATGTACGGCATCGGTGCCGTGAAATATAAGGATTTTATCGTGGGCTACATCGAGAAAGGCTCCTTTGACCTGGGCGGCCAGAAACCTGAGGCCGCAAAAATCGAGGCGGAACAGGTACCCGGTGCCCCGGTGCTGGTCATCGCCCAGTCGAACGGCAGCATAGCGCCGACGTTCAACGTGATCCAGATGGACTACAAGAACCTGCACAAGCTGCTTGGCGGCAGCCTCCATTATAAGGCCTCCGACTCGGCTAAGGAAAACCCGATCGGTTGGACCGCCCCCTCGGCTGCGATGGTGATGCAAGGCCCCTGGGAACTTGCCCTTGTGTCGGGTAAGAGCGTCCTGATGCCCAACGCGACGCTGCTCTCCAATTTGGGCGGCAAGCTGACACTTACGGAAACGGCGAAGATCGAGTGTACACTGGAGGTGGCGATGCCGGCGGACGGCTCGCAGCCCTACGGCGTGTTCGACACGGATGCCTTGCCGGAAGAGTGGGGAGAGTACGGTTTGCCTGCGGCGGACGAGGAGGGTTAGCGTATGGATGACCGGTTGGAGCAACTGATAGAGATGGAGTGTGCGGATGCGTTGCTGGACGGTGGCGTGTCCGTTCCTCTTAAAAGGTGGCGCGTTCCTTTTAAGAAGCGCCCTTTGGAATTGCGTGTGACGATGAAGCGTCCCCGGCTTCGGGGTCAGATGCTGCTGGCCAGGGAGTATCTGAAGCTGGGTGTGGCACCCGGCTGGAAACCGAAGGACAAGGCGGAGGAAATGGCCTTTGTGGCAAAGTACGGAAAAGGCATCAGCCGGATGTTGGCTTATACGGTATGCCGGGGCTGCGTGGCCCGGCGTGTAGGCATAGGGCTGACGGCATGGATACTCCGGGAGCTTGTCGATTGGAGGTTCCTGGAGGCCGTGTTCCGGACGTTCGAGCGTCTGATGGGCACGAAGGATTTTATGCGTATTATCAGATCGGTGGATCGGGCGAACCCGATGAAGCCGAGACTGAGCCAAAAAGGGAAGGGGAGTTAAGGACAGAGTATGAATGTTCACATAGCCCCTTCGGATTTATATGGCAGATTGCATCGGCGACCGGCTGGAGCGTGGATTACATCCTTGACGGGGTGAACTGGCAGACGCTGATCATGATGCTGAGCGACGCGCCCCGGTATGTGAGGCGGAAGAAAGGCGGCGGCGAAGGCAGCCGGAGAACGGACCGTAGCGTGGAGGACGAGGCGGACGATATTGTAGGATTTTTTCAAAGCAGACTGGAATGAAACCTGTAGAAGTTGAATTTTTGATGAAGGACGGCCTTACGCCCGGCATGAACAAGGCCGAGCGTGAGGCGCTGGAGCTTCGTAACACCGTCAGGGTGTTGGAGGCGGAACTGGAAAGGCTGCGCCTTGCCGGTGAGACGGCCGCCCCCAATTTGGACCAGAGCGCCAACATCGCCCAGATCCACGCGCTGGAAAAGCAGCTTGAGGAATTGCGCGGCAAGTTGAGACAGCTTCAGGCGGAATCGGAGTCCGTACAGGTCACCCCTCCGGACATGCCCAACGCGCAGCGCCAGTTTAACGGGCTTCACAACAGCATCCAGCAGATCGCCCGTGAGATGCCCTCGTTGGCCATGGGCCCGCAGATGTTCTTCCTGGCCATCAGCAACAACCTGCCGATATTCACCGATGAGCTGGCCCGTGCCCGGAAAGAGTACGACGAGCTGCGGAAGTCGGGACAGAAAGGTACGCCGGTATGGAAGCAGGTGCTCTCTTCCCTCTTTTCCTGGCAGACGGCACTTACGACCGGCATCATGCTGCTTGTGATGTACGGTGACGAGGTCGTGGCGTGGACGAAAGATTTGTTCAGCGCCAAGAAAGGCGTGGACGAATTCAACATCTCGCTGAAGGAAATGACCGAGATCGAGAAGGACGGCCGCGCCCAGATGGTACGTACCCGTTTTGAGCTGAAATCGGTCATTGATGAGATAAAGAACTTTACCGGCAGCAAGGAACAGGAGAAGGCGAAAGTGGAGGAACTGAACCGCAAATACGGGGAAAGTTTCGGTTACTACAGGACCCTTTCCGAGTGGTACGATACCCTTATCCAAAAGGGCGAGGACTATGTGCAGGTATTGCTTCACCAGGCCAACGTCCAGAATCTTGTCAACAAGGCGGCCGAGGCTGACGAGGAGGTGAACAGGATCAAGTCACAGAAACCGGAAGAGGCGGAAAGTGCCATGGGCTTTTTCGGGAAATGGGGGCAATATATCATACAGTCCAGCATGGCGGAATCCGGGCAGTTCTATGACGCACGGGCTGCCATCAAGAAACATGACCGGGAGGCTTATGATATCCTGTTGAAAAACGCGGAGAACAAGCGTGACGGTTATCTGAAGAAGGCGGAGGAGGAAATGAAGAAAGCCGCCGAAGCCGCCAGGAAAGGAAATATCGGGGGGCACGTCGACCCCGATCAGTCCGGTCGGGAGTCAGAAGTCCAAAAACGCCTTTCTGTGGAACGCAGGCTGGCGCGGGAGCTTGCCACCCTGCAGGCCGAGAACCGGAAGGAAGAGATAGACCGCATGCAAGCCGGCACCGAAAAGAAACTGGCACAAATCGAATATGACTATAACGCGCGGAAAGAAGAAATAAATCGGCAGGAAACCGCCTGGAAGCGGGAAAACAAGGATGCCGGCATGTCCACCGGGGCCGACGGGCTCACCCGGGAGCAACGGGATGCGCTTGGGAAAGCCCGTGCCTCGAACTCCGAATCACGCAAAAAAGCGGAGTCGGACGTGTACAGGGAAGAGGCGGAAGCCATGCGTGACTATTTGAAGGAATACGGGACCTTCCAGCAGCGGAAACTGGCCATCGCTGAAGAATACGCGGAGAAAATCCGTAAGGCCCAGTCCGGGGGCGAGAGGCTGGCATTGGAGAGGCAGCGTGACGCGGCCGTACGCAAGGTGGATATGGACGCCCTGACCCAAAAGATAGACTGGGGAGCGGCGTTTGGGGATTTGACCGGTCTGCTTGCAGACCAGATGAAGAACCTGCTTGGCGAGCTTAAACAGTATGTCAAGACGGATGAATTCAAGAAATCAGGAGCCGCAGACCAGCAGGTCGTCTACGATGCCATTGAACGTATTCAAAGCATGCTCCCCGGTGGCAACGGGACATTGGATTTTGCCCGGTTACAAACTCAGATGCACGCTTTGGGGGATGCCGTGACACGTGTGCAGAATGCGGAACTGCAACAGGAAGCGGCATTCAACCGGTTGAAAGCGGCACAGACCGATTACAACAAGGCGCTTGAGAGCGGCAACCAGGCAGAGATGGAACGGACCAGGCTTGCCCTTCAGATGGCGGAAGCGTCCAGTGTCTCCGCCGATGAGGAGTACTCGAGCGCCACCTCCGAGATGAAGGCGCTTGCCGGAGAGGTGAAAGCGGCTTCTAAAGATACGGTTGACGGGTTGAACCTGGTATCCGACGGATTGCATGGCTTTGCGAGCGGAACCTTGCAGGGATCATTTGAAGGAATCCAGAACATGCTTACCGGTCTGTCAAAACTGAATATCGGAGGCAAGGTCGGTGATGCCATCAGTCAGATGTCCGAGACCCTGTCAAGTGCCGGAGTCATCGGACAGATCATATCGGCCATTCTTTCCATATTGGATTTGTTAAAAGATGGAATCGGCCCTGTCGTCTCATCCTTGGTCGATACGGTCTTCAACGCGATAACCGGGATACTTGACAATATCCTGAGCGGGGAGATGTTCACACAAATAGGGAGTTCCCTTGTCAGCGGTATCGGCGGATTACTGAATACCATCACGTTTGGCGGGTTTAACTCCCTGTTTGGCATAGGGGGCAACGCCAAGGAGGTACAGGCGGCAATAGACCGTCTGACCAACCGGAATGAAATGCTGCAGACCTCCATTGAGGATTTGACAGATACCATCAAACAGAGCCAGGGGACGAAGAGTGTAGCCGCCTACCGGGACGCGTACAAATACCAGCAGGAAACGAATGCGAACTACCTGCAGATAGCCATGGCACAGGCCGGTTACCACGGAAGCCATCACAGTTGGAACTATTACTGGGATGGTTTCAGCCAGGCACAGATAGACAAGCTGAGCGGACAGATCGGTCGTGAGTGGGACGGCAGTCTGTGGAGCCTGAGCCCGGAGGAGATGAAGGCCCTCAGAAGCAACGTGGACATGTGGACACAGATACAGGACACGGGCAAGGGCGGTTACGGCGGGCGGCTTACCGAAAAACTGGATGACTACATAGACCAGGCCGGCAAGCTGGAGGAACTGACCGACCAACTGTATGAAGGGCTGACCGGTATTTCGTTCGATGGCATGTACAGCAGCTTCATCGACAACCTGATGAACATGAAGTACGGTGCCAAGGATGCGGCGGAGGATATATCCGAGTACTTTATGAAAGCCATGCTGAGTAACAAGATAGGCGAGCTGTATAGCGAAAAATTGAAAGGCTGGTGGGAGAAGTTCGGCAAGGCCATGGAGGACAACGAACTTACGGAGGCGGAACGGAACGCGCTGATGGAAGAGTACATGCAGTATATGGATGAAGCCCTTGCCCTGCGTGACAACCTGGCGGCAGCCACCGGTTATGACAAGACACAGCAAGGTGGTACAGCCCAGAGCGCGAAAACGGGCGGTTTCAATGCCATGACGCAGGACCAGGGCACGAAGCTGGAGGGGATGTTCACCGGCGGGCTGCAACACTGGTCGAGCATGGATGACCGGCTGGAGAGCGTGTCGGAAAAGATGGACACGGCCGAGGGCCACCTGGCGCGGATCGCCGAGAACACGGGCGTAAGTGCCGGGCACCTGGGTGAGATAAAGGCCGAGATAAAGAAAATGATACGTGACGGACTAAAAGTGAAATGACATGGCAGATATATTGGGCGGGCTGGTGCTGGTGAACGGCACGGACATTTGGACGGAATACGGCGTGTTCCTGGTGGAGGACCGACGTGGTGACATGGAGAACCTCTCGGCGATCCTGACCCCGAGCAAGACGAAGAAGGAGACGGCCGTGGACATACGGGAGGAGGACGGGGAGAAATACAGCGCGGTGCTTACCCCGAGGAACGAGGCGCGTGACGTGACGCTGCACTTTGCCCTGTATAACAAGACGAAGGCGGGATGGCTGAAAAAATACTTCGCGTTCATCAATTTCCTGAAGAAAGGGAAGGACGGGTGGCTTGATATTGCGTTTCCCCAGCTTGATCTGACACTGCGTGTGAGATACACGGACAGCCCGAAGTTCACCCCGCTGACCTATTTGTGGCAGGAAGGGGTCCACGCCGGGAAATTCAAGGTGAAGTTCCGCGAGCCGGTACCGATTATATAACTATTCAAAGACGATTCGAATATGCTTTTAACGATATACGATAAAGCCGGGGCCAAGCGTGCGGATGTGGCCGCAAGTGACAGTTCGACGCAGAGCAAGGAGGTGCAGGGTGACAACGTGCTGGCGCTCTCCTTCACGCATTATGCCCATATCCCCCTTGATGTAGGCGACTTCACGGACTACATGGGCGAGCGGTACTGGCTGACGGAGCGGTACACCCCGAAAGAGAAAAGCGGTAGCGAGTGGGAGTATAACCTGAAGCTGTACGGTATCGAGAGCCTGATCAGGCGTTTTCTCGTGCTGGAGACAACGGACGGCGACACCAATCCCCTGTTTACATTGACGGCCACGCCCCGTGACCATGTGGCGATGGTGGTGAAGGCCATCAACGACGGCATGGGTAACATTACCGACTGGAAGGTGGGGCAGGTGGACGGTACCGACCTTATCGTGATCGACTATGAGGGCATGTACTGCGACCAGGCCTTGAAGGAGATCGCCGGCAAGGTGGGAGGCAAGGCAGAGTGGTGGGTCGAGGGGCAGACGGTGAACGTGTGCCGTTGCGAACACGGCGAGGAGATCACGTTGGGATACGGCAAGGGGCTGACCTCCCTGGAGCGGGATACGAGCAATACGGCAAAGTTCTACACGCGCCTTTTCCCGATCGGCAGCAGCCGGAACATCGACGCCGAGAAGTACGGCAGCCCCCGTCTGATGCTCCCCGGAAAAAAGAAGTACGTGGAGGTGGGCGTGGACGAGTACGGTATCTATGACCACTACGAACAGGCCGCCTTCAGCGGTATCTATCCCCGGCGGGTGGGTACGGTAAGCAGTGTCCGCAGTGAGGAGGTGACGGACGAGGAGGGTAAGGCCTTTACCGTCTATTACTTCAAGGACGGCGGGATGGATTTCGATCCGAACGATTATGAGCTGGCCGGTGAGACGAAACGCGTCTCCTTCCAGAGCGGTGACCTTTCCGGGCTGGGAGAGGGGGACGACCATTATTTCGAGGTGAACTTCGATAGCGCCACCCGTGAGTTTGAGATCGTCACGATCTGGCCTTACGGTGATGACACGCAGCTTCCGGGCGGCAAGCTCGTCCCGAAGGCCGGGGACACCTATGTCCTTTGGAACATCCGGATGCCGGATAAGTATTACCGGCTGGCAGAGGAGGAATTTGCGGCTGCGGTGGACGAATACAACAAGGACCACTGGCTGGATATCGCGGCTTACAAGGCTCCGACCGACCATGTGTGGATCGAGCGGCAGGAGGCCGATCTGTTTGTCGGTCGGCGCGTAAAATTGGAGAGTGCCGAGTATTTCCCGAAAGACGGTTACCGCAGGAGCCGCATTACGAAGATCACGCGTAAGGTGAACCTTCCCGGGGAGATGGACCTGGAGATCAGCGACGCCCTGCAGGTATCGAAATTCGACAGGGTAAACGACAGCATAGGGGAACTAAAAAGCTATACGAAAGCCAAGGCCGAAAGTTCCGGGCTTCCCGATATTATCCGGAGCTTCGATAATACGCTGCCCACGGACAACAACCTTTTCTCGGCGAAAAGAAGCCAGAGGGAGTTCCTGAGCAAACGTCATCGGGATACCGCGGCCGAGGTGATCGGTTTCCTGAAAGGGACTTATTTTGGGGATTACAAAGCCGGTGAATCCGGGGGCAATATTGACGGCGACGGGAACGCCGAGTTTCTGACGGCTGTCATCCGTGAACTGCTCCGCAGTACCCGTTTCGTGGACGGTATGTTCGGCGAGGGCTGGCAGCTATGGATAGATAAAATAACGGGGCTGAGTAATCTTACGATAGACAAGGCGACCATCCGGCAGACGTTGGTGGCCCTGGAGTTGCTCATAGAAACGGTTCGCAGCGTAAGGGGGCAGTTGGTTGTATCCGCGGCCAACGGCAAGATCAAGACCGTGACCAAGGAGGGCAACAATTACCGCATCACCTTTGAGCAAGAGAACACGTTCGTGGCGCATGACCTGATGCGCTGTGCCGTTTTTACGGGGGCAGAGATTCGGGGTTACTGGGTGGAAGTGTCGGAAGGCGACGCGGAAGGGATAACGGTACCCCAGAAGGAGTTTGGCGGGACGGAACCGAAGGCGGGTGATGAGTGCGTGTTGATGGGCAACACGGAAAACCCGCTCCGGCAGAACCTGATCAGCATATCGGCTACCGAGGACGGCCAGCCGCGTGTTGACATACTGGATGGCGTGATGGCGAAAAACTTCAACGGCTGTTTGAGATGCCGGGTGGGTAATCTTGACGGTATCAAGGACAGCGCTTTTCCGGCGAATAACCAGCCGCACGGGAACGGTCTCTATGGCGACAACGTATATCTGAAAGGTACGTTCATCCTTATGACCGGCGAGGATATCCTGACGAAATTTGAAATTACGGAGGGTAAGATACAGTCCGCCGTGGAAGGTCTGCGTGACGAGGTGAGGGAGGAGCAGAGCTTTTTCGATAACACCACGTTTACCGAGGGGATGAGTAAATGGATAAGCGGGTACAAGGCCGCGTTCCTGACTTTCGGCGGCAAGTGGATTCTTGCCGGTAACAAACTGTTAGCATCGAGCGAGAACGGAAACGTGGAGGTCGTAAAGACCGGCAAGGTCCCTTACGTCAGGATAACGAACAGCTATATCATGCAGAAGAACGGGGATTTTCGCACGATCCCCGATTTTAAGGAGTTGAACGGGGACGGGCTTCGTATCCCGGGCTATGTCTACCTGTCCTTCCATTACAAGGTGATCGAAGCCGGGCACCTGCGTATCGAGTTTGTCAATTCCAACAAGAGCGGATACGAGAATTTCAACATGTTCGCTTACGACGGTGATTTGCCGGTCGGTGGGGAAAAGGTATTCAACCATTCCGGGCTGTGGAACGGGACCGGCGACTTCAAGCTGTCGTTCACGGGTATTATCCAAGTGTCCTTGTTGGTGTTCTCGACCGACCGGACGGATGCCTTGGCGTACAAGTATGCCACGTTCTTTGACCAGTCGGATAAGATGATCAAGATCGCGGCGGCGAATTTCGATAAGGACGGCAATGTGCTGGAGGTATCATCCATTATCACGACATCGAAGTACAACAGGCTCATATCCGAGCGTTTCAACGCAGACGGGAGCCTGAAGAACAAGTCCGGCCTGGTGACGACCGCTGATTTTTCCAGGCTGTTCGCCCAAGGGGTGAGCGACAACGGTCTTGTCAAGAGTGCGGATTTGAAGGTCTATGTCAAGCGTGACGAGTTCGGCGATCTCGTGTCCGGTGTCACCATCCGGGCCGACCAGATCGAGCTGGAGGGGCTTGTTACGGCGAACGGCTATTTCAAGGTCCTCACGGACGGAAGCATCGAGACCCGGAACGCGAACATCAGCGGTACCGTCAAGGCGAGCAGTGGCAAGGTAGGCGGTTTCACCATTGAGTCCGGCCGTCTGAACTGGAAGAGCCGCGATTATTTCGGTAATGACTCCCGGAGCCTGAAGCTGGGAGTCTCAAGCTCCTCCACCGAGGGAGTCGTGGACGTGGCCTTCAATGGTGCCACCAGTGGTCGGTTTGGCGTAAAATCAGTCGGGGCGACATCCGGTGGGGCCGCCATATACGCATCGACAGGCTCCTTGACCTATCCGGCCAGCGGTATGACCTATGCCGGGTTCTTTGTCGGTCCGGTAGATGTAAGGGACACCGGTAACGGATTGATAAGTGATGTTTGCGCGTCGAAAGGGTTCCGGTACATCAAGAGCCGTAATTCCGACGGGACATACATATATAATGAGGGAGTGAACTGGGGCGGCGGCATGTCGGAAAACCCCGACCTTGACAAGATACACCTTATTGTAAGAGGCGGTATCATCGTAGGATATAACAAAGAATAAACATTAAAACCAAGAAGTTATGAAAGTTGACTTAAACAGGAGATTCAGGGGCTTTGACGGGAACGAGCTTGGCGGCGACAACATCGCCACCGCCGTGGCGGAGGCCCTGTTCAATTACGGGAAAGACAAACCGGTAGGCCGTGATGAGAAGTTCAAGGCTTATGTCCTGTGCCAGCGTATTGTCCAGGGCGGTGGAATCCTGGAGATCACCACCGAGGAGGGTACGCTTATCAAGGAGGTGTGCGGCGAGAGCCTGACGGCCGGCGGTTACGGCCAGGTTTATGAACTGATAGAGGGAGGGGTTTGACATGGCACTGACAGAATCGGATATCGCCCAGGTTTTGGAGGCGATCAAGGCGGAATCGAAGAGTGTCGAATCCCTTGAGACGGTCGGCTCGCTGAGCGGGGTCAAATCCCTGCCTGCGCAGAAAGGGGACAAGCTGGTGAGCGTTCCGATCACCTTGCTGAGCAAACCTGCCGATGACGCGGCGGCAAGGGCGATCGAGGCCGCTGAAAGGGTGGAGGAACTGGCCCCGAAAATGGAAGCGGCCACCCAGGAGACAAAGAAAGCTATCCAAACCGCGGGTGAATCGGCGGCAAAGGCGGAGGCGGCCGCGAAGAAGGCCGAGGACGCGATAGCCCAAGGCTACAAACATAAGGAGATGACCGAGGAAGAGTTTGAAAGCCTTCCGGAAAAGGACGGCAAGACCATTTACCTGATTTACGAGGAGGACCAGGCATGATAAGCGTTGGAAACAAGGAGGTGACGGCCATCCGTATAGGCGAACGGGTGGTGGCGGCGGTCTATATAGGAGCCAGGTTGGTTTGGCAGGCGATAAGGAGTTGTTTCGGCGCGGGCTTTTGGCGTGGTGACAAACCCTGGAGCCGAACGGATGGCTGGAAACGGATGAAATAACTTTTAAAGAATAACGATATGGCAAAGAAAGTATATGACGAAGATGGTCTGGACATGCAGAAGACCAATTGGTCCGGTGACGAGTCCACGGGCAATCTTCCGGTGAGCGGCCGGTTGGTGGAGAACTATATCAAAAGTATCGATGACAAGGCCACCCCTACGGAGGAACTGGCTGCCGGTGAGACGAAAGCCCCCACGAGCGGCGCGGTGTTCGCCTCGCTGGTTGGCACCGTGACGAATATCGACGTGACGGACAGCGAGGACGGCACGCAGTACGTAATGACAGTCACGCAGAAGGATGGCGAGGGCGGGGAAAGCGACAGGGAGGTACGCTTTTCCAAGTACACGGACGATGACAAGGTGGTGGTGAATATAGACCTGACCGACGCCTCGGGTTCCTCCCTGCCCGCTTCCCAGTATTTGTCGTTGGGTACCGGTTTCGTGGTGAGATATGCCGTGGGCGTCGGTACGGCGGGGGGAAGCGAGGTCAGCGGATATTCGGATTTGAGCGCCCGTCTCATCGTGAAACGTGGCTCGACCGTCCTTCCGGATTTCCAGGACGCGGAGTTCACAGGCGTGAGGGCCGGGCAATCCTATACGTTCGATGTTTCCGGCTATTTGACAGACGCGACCACTTACACGGTACAGGTGGAGGCGCGTGCGGTTTATGAAGGCAAGGAATTGACCAAGACCGCCACGGCGCGTGTGACGATGGTGGCCATGACGATGGAGACAACCTACAACGTGGGTAACGGCGTGGCTGACGGCGGCTACAGGAACGACGTGAATATCCCCTTTACGATCAAGGGGACAACGGGCGAGAAGAATATCCACTGGCGTTTGAACGGCGGCGTTCCGTCCACGTTGCAACTGTCTTCCGGTTCGGGCCTTCAATCGAAGAACATCTCCGTCCCGCTTTCTTCTATGCAGGAGGGACTGAACGTGGTCGAGGCCTACGCCATACATGAGAACTCCGGTGTCATGAGCCGTGTGCATTATATCTCCTTGCTGAAGGCGGGCGGTGTGTCGAACTACGTTGGAATGATGTTCAATCATATCTCAAACGGTTTTCAAACGGACTGGAAGAAGCCCGTCTTGAGGGCGGAACAGTTCACCGCCTGGAATTTCACGTACACCGCCTACGACCGTCAAAGCAACATTGCGGCTGTCAAGGTGGAGAGCGCGGGTACCAGGCTGAAGGAAGACCGCCTGCTTCGTGGCGAATCGGGCAGCTATGGTAAGACGAACGTAAACACCGAACCGCAGGATTATACGTTGACCTGTGGCACGGCGGAAGTTACGCTTGACGTGGTAACGACCTCGCATCCGGACATCGAGGCCACGTTGTCGCCTGACGCGGTCTGTACGTTCGATGCTTTTGGGCGTAGTAATACGGAGAACAACGCCGCTTCCTGGGTAAGCGGTGACAAGTACATGGCGTTTAAGGATATGCTTTGGAGCGTGAACCAGAACGGTGCCGGTTCGGGCTGGTATAAAGACCGCCTGTTGCTCAGCAACGGTGCCGGCATGACGCTTACGGCCGATGGTGGCTACCGCCCTTTTAACGAGGCGGAGAAGCCGGTCGGCCACAGCATCCGGGATGTGGGAATGACGTTGGAAATCGAATATAGTACGGACAACGTGACGGATACGAAAGCCGAACTGATCACCTGTCTTGGTAAATTGTCGAACGGCAACCGGTATGGCCTTGTGGTAACCCCTGAGGAGGCCAAGTTCCTGACGGGCGTGGTGACCGAGGCGGTGGACGCCGGGGAGCTGATCCGCTATGAGGACTCGGTAGGAACGAAGTTCGAGCCGGGCAAGAACATCAGGATCACTTACGTGTTCTATCCGGTCACGGAGACGAACGAGCAACGGACGCTCATCGGTTTCTATGTGAACGGCGAGGAATCGGCGGCCTCCAAATGGCTGGACAAGGTGAATTTCGACATCCAGAGCGAACTGGAGTTCAACTCCACCGGTGCCGATTTGTCGGTAAAGAGCATCCGCATCTATAACAAGGCGTTGACGGATGACGAGGTTCTGAATAACTATATAGTGGACCGGAACCACCTTGAAGATGTCGAGGAGGAGAAAGGCGTGCGCACGCTTGACGAGGAAAACCGTGTGCTGGGCGAGGGTGATACGGTAAGCATGGATAAGCTGGCGGGGATGATCGCAAAACGCAAGAACTCTATCCTGGTGCTGATCGGTTCGGGTTCCGTAGGCAGCGAGGTCCCGAGTGAGAGTGATACGCTGAACGTGATGGACGCGTTGGCGCAGCTGAACGACAAGAAGGCGAACAAGCTATGCCGTGAGGTGCGTTTCTACAATGGTGAGAACCGTGATCTGGACTGGATAGCCCATGATATATTCCTGCGCATACAGGGAACGTCATCGGTGAACTATGCGAGAAAGAACCTGCGTTTCTACTTCCAGAAGACGGCGAGCGGATACACCGCCCGTATGAGTTACGGGGAGATTGACGGCAACGGGCAGCAGGGCAGCCCGACGGCGACAGAAGGGAAGAAGAACCTGTTCAGGCTGCGTGGGGACTCCATCGGCGCGAAGCTGGCCTGCGCGAAGTGCGACTTCTCGGACTCCTCCATGACGACCAATACCGGTGGTGCGAAATTCATCCATGACGGCCTGAAGGAAATGGGACTGCTCACTCCTGCACAGAGGTATGCCGGGGACCACGGGGTGAACGATGACATCCGATCAGCCATTGACGGAATGCCATGCGACCTTTTTGTCGCCAAATCGGAAGACGAAGACCTCATATATTACGGTCAATACAATATGAATAACGAGAAAAGCGACAGTTACCCGATCTTCGGGCAGGACGATACCATCGGTTCTGAAACCTGGGGCGAGGGCGATACCTTGAATTATCTCGAGGCCGGCGAGGATGAAAAGAAGGAATACCTGCCGATCTGTATCGAGACGCTGAACAACTCGAACGACCTTTGCCTGTTCCACTGGCTGCCGTCCGGTGAGGCGGACCATACCGACTTTATGGATACCAATTTTGACGGCGGCTTTGAGTTTAACCACCCGAAAGATACCTTCTGGTCCGATGGTGGCGGTGACGAGGAGGAAGAGCCCAATTTGAAGGACCATTTGGGTACGGGTGACAAATACGACAAGATGTATAAGGCGGTGGATCGTATGATGTCGTTTGTTTACCGTTGCGCCAAGGAGACCGAGGCCTGCAAACGGATGGCGTACGACACGGCCACCCATACCTTTACCGGCGTGGACTACACGGATGACGGCGACAAGTTCCCGTCGGCCAAATGGCAGAGCCCGACTTTCAAAAGGGATGCCATGAAGTATTTCAACATCCCTTACCTGATCGCCTACTACCAGTATATCGATTTCAACCTGGGTGTGGACCAGTTGGCCAAGAACATGCTTTTGCGTACGTGGGACGGCGTGATCTGGTACACGACCTATTATGACGGGGACAGCCAGCTGGGATCGGATAACAAGACATTCCTCACCGGTGAATATGACGACAACCGCCAGACGAAGCGTAACGGGGCATACGTGATGCAGGGGCACAACTCCTGGCTCTGGAACCTGGTACTGGCGAACTTCCGGGATTTGATGGAGGAGATCATGGTAAGCGGTTATAACGGCGGTTCCTCTTTCATGTCGGCCTTCAGCGTACAGAAAGCCTCCGACCATTTCGATAAGGAGCAGATGGAGAAGTGGTGTTCACGGCTTTATAACAAGAGCGGTATCTTCAAATATATTTATCCGTTCCTTAACCCGATGAAGGTAGGCGCGGACGGCGCTGAACAGACCTATCCGCAAATCTACGGTCTGAAAGGTTCATTGAAGGCCCACCGTGGTTATTTCATCAAGAGACGCTATGACCTTAAACAGGTGGAATACGGCTATGTGTCCACGTTGGGGGCACAGTTCTATCAGTCCACCGCCTCCCTAGATGCCGGGTATATTTTAAAGCCTATGCAGTTTGCCCTGACCATCCCGTACCGTGTACAGATCAGTACATCCAACGGAGTACAGGCGGACAGCGGATTGGTAGAAGCTGACATTCCGCATACTTTGCAGCTAAAAGGAGCGTTTGGCGAAAACGACCCGTTGAAGATAATCGGCGCGGCTCGTATCAAGGAACTTGTTTGGCATGAGGATGCCTTTGCCGTGGGCTTCAACTTCGGGCTGCTTACGTCACTTGTGAAACTGGATATGAGCGTGGAAACGGCCAGCGGCTATCGCAGCGGTTCATTCATGACCTCCACCTCCAACATGGCCCTGTTGGAGGAACTGAACATGAAGAACAATCTCTTGGCCCGTAACGGTGACAATGGTAATGCGGCCACGCTTGATTTGAGCTGGCAATCCCGCCTGAAGAAACTGAACCTGCAAGGTACAGGCGTTACCCGTTTGAAGCTGGCCACCGGTGCTCCGCTTGTAGAGTTGGATCTTCCCGGCACGTTGGAGGAATTGTTTTTGGAACACCTGCCTAAATTGCAGGAAAGCGGTTTTAACATGGAAAGCATGGCGAACGTTACCGGCTACCGTTTTACGAACTGCCCCGGCATCGACGGCTTTGCCCTGTTGGAACGGCTGCATGCGGCCAAGGAGTCCGGAGCCGGTAAGCTGGAGCGTTTCGTCCTCGAGATAGACATGGAGGATAACGGTGTGCTGCTTGAGAAATATTACGACTACGGCACTTATACGTCAAGCGGAGCGATAGACGACCGTCATTCCGGATTGCGCGGTAAACTCCGCCTGACAAAGTACATGGAGGACGAAGAAGCGGACAGATACAGGGAGCGGTACCCGGAACTGGAGATCGTACAACCCGCCTACAGTATCATCGAGTCGGACGAAAGCGCTCCGGACGATGCCAACATTTCCAATCCGGATAACGAGACCGGTTATAAGTATGGAAATACTTACATCATGAATGCCCACGTGGCGGCGATCTTCAAGAAGCGCCACCGTGTACTTGCCAAGGTGACGAAAAAGCCCACGAGCCGTAAAGTGGAGATGGCGGGCCAGACGGTTGACGTGAACAATCCGGACGGCGAGATGACCTATTGTCCGTTGGATGATACCACCAGCAATAAATACTACGACGGAAGCGCAGCCAAACTTGACAGCAGCGAGGGTGACTGGATGATGTACGAACCGTTCTTCTGGTCGAAAGGTGTCAATGATTACCTGAACGAGAAATATTACAGCTGTTACAGTTCCAACGGCCCCGACGATATGCCTCCCGTTCCGGATGTGACGGTGCTGACGTTGGATGACATCAAAGGCACGCAGGGCGGTTTCCTTACAGAGCGCAAACTTTTGAGCGGCAAGCCCACGCTGAAAGACTCCTATAGCACGGACAAGACTTATTCGGTCTGCAAGGTGGATGTGCAAGGTTATAAGCGTGTACGTTTTCCGAGTGTTCCCGGTACGGGTTTGGTCGGCAGTCTATTTGTTGACGGCTCCGGAAACGTGGTCAAAACCATCGTGGTCCCTACGATCGGTCTGAAGTTCGAGGCCGGCATGTACTTGATATCGGATGTTCCGGAGGACGCCACTGCCTTGCACTTCTCGATCCTGAACACGGCCGAGTTTGACAAGGTGGTTCTAAGTAACAGCGACAAGATCGAGGATATGGAGCCCGATTGGGTGGCCAACGAGGAGCACCTTTGCGCCGTGGTGGGTAGCAGCGTGGTAGGTAGCAAGTTGCGTTCATGCATAACGGGTAATTCCACGACGGCCAGCATGAACTGGATCGACTTCCATTATTATAGCCAGCAACGTGGTATGCAACAGATAGACGCGTTGATGCACTCGCGTATCGCGAACCTGTTTTATGCCCGTTATGGGCGTCGTGACAGCCAGGAACAATGCGGAGGCGGTCAGCATACGAACAACCGCATAACGGGCGGTACGGCAGGTTATGGTATGCAGGATACGATCGGTTATGATGAAGCGTATAAAATAGACGACAAGATCACGAATTCCATCGTGGACGGTTCTATCCACCAGTACGCCTGGTATCGCGGCCAGGACGAGTATGGTTCTCCGACCGTCACCCGGGTAAACAATATCTGTTGTTTGGGCTATGAGGACATCTATGGTCACAAGTATGATATGATGGACGGTGTTGATTTACCCAACGATAGCGGCAACCAGGGCAAATGGCGAATCTTTATGCCAGACGGTAGTATCCGCTTTGTCAAAGGCAAGACCTCGAGCGACCAATGGATAACAGGTGTCGCACACGGCAAGTATATGGATATGGTGCCTGTAGGAAGCGCAAACGGCTCGTCCAGTACATATTATTGCGATAAATACTACATATCTACCGCAGCCAGCCGTGTGGTCTATCGCGGGTACAGCAATGCGTACGCGGTTGGCGGTGTGTCGTACGCGTATGCGAGTAGCGATGCCTCGTGCTCGTACTCGAGTATCGGTTCCCGTCTGGCCTTCCGCGGTCGGATCGTCAAAGCGGAAAGCGTGGAAGCGTACAAGGCGATAGTCGAGAAAGCATGATCGAAAACGGGAGCGAAGCGACAAAGCGCAAAGCGTTTTCGTTCCCGTTTGTGTGATCCGAAGCGAACGAAAAACGGGCGTAAGCCCGTCGAAAATATAAAATCACCGGTGTTTCCGCATGAAAAATAATACCTTTGTGTTTCAAAGGGTGGCGTTTCCTTTAAGCCGTGTGGTTTTTCGTGGGTACAACAATGCGAATGCGAATGGCGGTGTGTCGTACGCGAATGCGAATAACGATGCCTCGAACTCGAACTCGAATATCGGTTCCCGTCTGAACAACAATCGAAGGAAATTAAAATCGGCGTACAACATCGGGGACTTGTCCCCACCGTGGAGCCGAGGGAAACAAGCCCCGGTAACAGCAGCCCGGAAGGGCTGGAAAACTGAAAAAACAAGCGTCGGGTAGAGTTTGGTAGGCCGTAAGGCTCGAAGAAGTCAGGCCCGGGAGATTGAAGGCCGTGTGGCCGTAATTTGATATAAATGCGTAGAGAAGGTTACATAGTAGAAGAGATTATAGAACCGTCCAATATGGAGGATTCCTTTAATCAAGTCCTTCGCGGCACGAAAAGAAAGCGTAGCCGTCAGGGGCGTTACCTGCTTGCGCATAAGGAGGAAGTGCTGGAGGAATTGACCGCCCAGATCGCATCCGGAAGTTTCAGGGTCAAGGATTATCACGAACGTGAGATCGTTGAAGCCGGTAAACTCCGGCGTATCCAGATTCTTTCCATGAAGGACAGGATAGCCGTCCATGCCATTATGAGCGTTGTGGACGAACATCTGAGAAGACGGTTTATCCGTACGACTTCCGCCAGTATTAAAAGGCGGGGGATGCATGATCTGCTGTCATACATCCGCCGGGATTTGAAGGACGATCCGGACGGGACGCGGTATTGTTACAAGTTTGATGTCTCCAAGTTTTATGAGAGTGTCGAGCAGGATTTCGTCATGTACTGCGTGGGCCGGATATTCAAGGACAAGAAGCTCATATCCATGCTGGAGAACTTTGTCCGTCTGATGCCCGAGGGGATCAGTATCGGTCTGAGGAGCTCGCAGGGACTGGGCAATTTGCTTTTGTCTGTGTTTTTAGACCATTATCTGAAGGACAGGTACGGTGTCCGTCATTACTACCGCTATTGTGATGACGGTGTGGTACTTGGTAAAACGAAAGCGGAATTGTGGAAGATTCGTGATGCCGTCCATGAGCGGATAAACTCTATCGGGCTTTCCATAAAGCCAAATGAGAGGGTGTTCCCGGTGGGCGAGGGCATTGACTTTTTGGGGTACGTGATTTATGCTCCGGACCATGTCCGGCTCAGGAAGCGTATCAAGCAGAAATTTGCCCGAAAAATGCACGAGGTAAAATCGAGAAGAAGACGGCGTGAGCTGGTTGCCAGCTTTTATGGCATGGCCGGTCACGCAGATTGTAATATGTTGTTTAAAAAATTAACAGGCAAAGAAATGAGATCATTTAAAGATTTGAACGTTTCCTATAAGCCGGAGGACGGCAAGAAACGTTTTCCCGGCACTGTGGTAAGCATCCGGGAACTGGTAAACCTTCCCATCATAGTGAAAGACTTTGAAACGGGAATCAAGACAGAGCAGGGTGAGGACCGCTGTATCGTGAGTATCGAGCAGAACGGTGAGCCCAAGAAGTTTTTCACTAATTCGGAAGAAATGAAAAACATCCTTGCACAGGTAAGGGAAATGCCGGACGGTTTTCCGTTTGAGACAACGATAAAGACGGAAACGTTTGGCAAAGGTAGAACCAAATACGTGTTTACATGAAACGAGTAGAAGGAAGTGCCGGCGTATCGCTGCTGGAATGCACGAACCCGGTGAAAGGAAAGTGGCGCGTCCGCTGGGATGTGCAAAAGACGGAAGACGGTTCCGCTTCCTACATGGAAGAGGAGTTCAACCATAAGCCGACCGACGAGGAAATACGGTCAACGGTCACGGCCTGGTATAACCGGGAGACTGACAAGGCCATCCTTTCCGGATTCACATACGAGGGAATTCCGGTATGGCTGTCCAGTGAGAACCAGTTCAACTACAAAGCCGCATACGATCTTGCCGTCCAAACGGGAGGACGGAATCTGCCGGTGACGTTCAAGCTGGGTGCGGATGATGAGCCGTATTACAGGACGTTTGAAACGGTTTCAGACCTTCAGGATTTCTACGTGAAAGCGATGAAGCACATACAAGACGCGTTGTCTGAAGGATGGAAGAAAAAGGACGCATTGGACTTGGCTTTGTATAAAGCCGGGTAATGGATGAATCCCTGCGGGGGAAGGGATAGAAAAAAGCCCCCGGCCTGTTAAATAGTCGTCTCACTTACTATTAAACACAAAACGCTCACAGCGCACGACCGGGGGCAAATACCCTCGTTCGCGCTGTGAGCGTTATTTTTTTGTGTGGCGCATTTGTGCGCCTAATAAGTGAGACATTGCAAAGGTACTAAATTTTTGTTTATATGAAAGTGATAGAGATATTAAACTTCAATCGTGAGTTATTGACGAGGCTTTTAGAATCCGGTATCCGTTTGGAAGATGTCCGGTATGTCAATCTGTATACAGATTATTTTCACCTGCTCAGGGCAGGTGAAAAAATGACGTATATCGTGGCGATACTTGCAGAACGGTACGGTATATCCGAGCGCAAGGTCTACGGATTGATAAAACGTTTCCAAAGTGACTGCAAGCCGCTTACAGTGTGAAGCATGTAATTCATGGCGGGTAGGAGGGAGATTCCGCTATCTTTACCCGTGCAAAACAAAAAGAATCAGCCATGAACAAGTATTACATGATCCTGGACAAGATACTTGGCCGGGGAAAGACTCAAAGTAACAAGAAAGGAAACATTAGATACCTCCTGAACGAACAATTGTCCTTGTCCCCTTTGGACTTGCTGGACATATTCGAGGGACATACTATTGCCCGCCGGAAACTTCGTGATGAGCTTCAATTGTTTATGAAGGGGGAGAGGTCGGTAGAGAAATACCGTGAAGCCGGTATAAGCTGGTGGGATTATTGTGGAAGTATCCTTATAAACAGTTATCCGACCTATTTTGAGCGATTACCCTCTCTGATAGAGAAAATAAACCGGGAGAAACGTTGCAGTAAGAATTATGTGCTGTTTTTGGGTGAGACCGGTGCCGAAAGCAATCAAGTGCCATGCCTTAGCCTGGTGCAGTTCCAGATAGAAGATGACGGCCTGGTGCTGTCCGCTTACCAGCGCAGTTCCGATGCCAACCTGGGCCTCCCAGCCGACATATACCATTTGTACCTGATCGCACGGCAGATTGACCTGCCGTTGAAGTCGATCACCTTGAACCTGGGAAACGTGCACATTTATGAGAATAACATAGACAAAACGTGCCGGTTGCTGGCAGGGGAGGAAGGGGTCCGTTTTGATCTCAATGTATAAGAATCGCTGCAACCTTCGTGCAGCATGCTACGGCCGTTTTCTTTAGCTGGTAGGGATAAAAAGGGGATTTTTGCAATCCTTTTTTAAACCAGAAGCAAATGAGAAGACAGTATCTTTCAGCCCCTCTTCCTTTTCAGGGGCAAAAGCGAATGTTCGCAAAAGAATTTATCAAGGTGTTGAAGCATTATCCGGATGACGCCGTGTTTGTAGACCTGTTCGGTGGTTCCGGCTTGTTGTCGCATATAACCAAGTGCCAAAAGCCTGATGCCACCGTTGTATATAATGACTTTGACAACTATCGACATCGGTTAGAGAATATTCCACGCACCAATGCCTTGCTGGATAAGATTCGGGAGGTGGTGGCATCTGTTCCCCGTCAGAAAGTCCTACCTGAAAAAACAAAAGAAGCCATCCTGTTCCTGATAGAACAGGAAGAAAAAGAGCGTGGTTACGTGGACTATATCACGCTTTCGACCTCCCTGCTCTTTTCCATGAAGTATGCCACTAATTTGGACGGATTGCGAAAAGAAACATTTTACAATACCGTGCGTAAATGTAACTATGATCTTTGCCTTGACTTTTTAAATGGGCTGGAGGTCGTTTCATGCGATTACAGGGAATTGTTCAGAAGGTACAAGGATGTCCCGAATGTCGTGTTTCTGATAGACCCGCCGTATCTTTCCACCGAGGTCGGCACCTATACAATGAACTGGGGGCTTTCCGATTATTTAGACGTGTTGCAGACACTCGTAGGCACGAACTATATTTATTTTACCTCCAACAAGTCATCCATCATCGAGTTATGCGACTGGATGGGCAGGAACAATACCATAGGAAACCCGTTTACAGGCTGCGAGAAAGTGGAGTTTAATGCGCGCATGAATTATAATTCCTCCTATACAGACATCATGCTGTTTAAGAATGCGGACGGGACGGAATACAAAGAAGCAGCATAACTACTATGTAAAGATACGATTTTTTGCTAAATTGGCAATGGGTTTTAAGTGATATTTTAGGAGAAAATTCAATAAAAAAGCGTCGTTCAAACAGCTTTCAAAAGGCGTTTGAACGACGCTTGTGTTTTGACCGGATGGTGGGAGTAACCGGGATTTTTGAGCGCATTTCGTTTTTGCTTCAAAAATCGCTTTTCGTTTTTCACGACCATCGCATTTCGTTTTGCGGGATTTACATTTCCACTAAACCACCGTCCTTATCCATGAAATTAGCTTCCGTAAACACCCAATCGTGTGCGCCTGCCATCTTCAGCAGCACGCGGTAATCGGAGTAAGCGTTTTCGGAATTGAAAGTAATCGTTTCATTCAGTTTGCGGACCGGCATGGTTGTTTCACCGGTCTGTTTGTTCGGGTCGGTCACCACCACCCGTCCGGAGACTGCCTGACCGGGCAGACCGCTACCGCTCAGTTTGCCGATTTCCGTCCAGTTCTTTCCGTCATTGGAACCCTGGCAGATGATCTCGTAGCCGCCTTTCGACACTTTATCGTCATACACGACCGTTCCTACCAGCGACAGTTTGCCGGCCGCTTTGCTATAGTTTGCCAGCGTAAACCGGAAATAGGTATCTCCGCCGGGAAAAGTATTCCGTGAATACGGCCCTTCGTCGATCATCCATTCGCGTTCGCGTCTCGGAACGTCTCCATCGGGCGTAGACAAGTTCAGATACTGCGGTTGCTCGTCCGTCACGATGCCGTCTGTCGCCAACTGCGCCACCAGGTTATAGTCATGACTGGAAGAGGCAAAAGCCGATCGCAACCGGGCAATGTTACGGTAAGTGGAAGGATCCGGAGCCAGAGAAGGCGAGAAATCCTCCTTCGGGTCGCCCGGATACTGTCCGATACCACGCGTATAATAATCAGACCGTTCGAAAGATTCGGCCGTAGGGTTTGTTCCGCCGCATCCCCAAAGAAGCAACGATGCCATCGCCGCCCCGCAAAGGGTAAGGACGTTCTTTTTCTGTTTATCCAAAGTCTTCATTTATGAAAGTTTGCTTTATTATTTTGTGCTTTTTGACTACTTAACCCCTTACTTGAAAGAAGTTTGCACAAACTTACGGAAAAAACTACTATTTACATAGGAATCACCGTTTTTTATGTATCTTTGATCCCATATACAGGATTCTTCATGAAAGATATACAGATATTATATTACTTTGCTAAAACAATTCAAATCCAAATTTGCCGATAAATACGGTATTCTCAAAATCGGCATCTTCGGATCAGTTGCTCGTGGAGAACAAACAGAGAAAAGTGATTTGGAAAAACGGTGTGGCTGCCCGATCGACCTGATTCGCTTGCGTAAAAGTTTAAGGCCTCTGTTACTGGATAAGATACTAAAGGAGGGTATTTATGCATAAAGATGAAATTACAGACAGATTGTATCTTATAGCCGAGGCTATTGATGTAATTATCGACCGATGTATAAAATACAAACACCGGACGACTTCCTTTCCACACCTTGGAGAATGA